TTATTTCGCTGCCGCCGCGCCCACTGCTGCGCCGGCAATGAAAAACCAGAATCTATTTTGCCAGATCTGTCGCCGCTGCACCCGCCGCTCTTTTTCGATCGTGCGCCTCAATGTCTGCAAGGATGTTTTCGATGCGGCCAGCTCGCTGGATGCAGCTGTCAAGGATAGATTGACAGCTGTTAATTCCTTCTGTGATGTCTGCAGCTGCCTTTTCGCTTCTTGCAATTCCTGCTGCAGCTGCTCCGACGGCCGCCTCAGCTTGCTGTACAGATCCTGCAGCTTCATCAATTCGCTCTTTTGCGCGGTCCACTCTGCTGTCAACTGCGTCCACTGCCCGATCGGTATCTGCTTGTATGCCGTTGTTTCTCCGGGAGTCTTGCACCAGCCAGATCGCGGCCATACAACACAGCACAGCAACAGCAGCGATAATACAATAGCGTGTATTTTCTTTATAGTAGTCATGCATTAGATCCCTCCCGCAGCCATTGCGCCAGGTAAAAGTTTGCGATGCCACGCCACAAGTCGCCGCCAGGTACCATTTTGCCGCCGTTGTTAATATCCGGCAAATACCAAAGGTCCCAGCGGGTTTCCGGATCCCCGGAAAAAGGGCCGTATCCGTCAATCTGCGCCGCTTCGCAGTGCGTCATAAAATGCTCCCTGTCCAGATCTATGCCCAGGGCGTCAGATAATACAGCCGCAACTTGCGACAGCGCCGTTATCTGTATATCCGTGGGAGGTTCCGGGCCCAGATCCGCATCCCTGCCCTCATTGGCAATTGCTCCATACCCGCACAGCATTGCTATGCCAATAGCGCCAAAATTGCGCCGCCATGTGTGGGATTTCTTTTCCGCCAGGTCTTCCGTGGTAACATATACGGATCCGTCCCGGTCGATCAGGATATGATAATCGTCATACCCCTGGCCATAATGGCCGGCTGTCCAATGTGCATATACCCGACTAATCAGGCCGCGCGCATCTGCAGCAATGACTTCTATGTCTTCCAGTGTTACCTTGATGCAATCATTTAACGATATTGCTGCCATTATATCCTCCTATTGTTTTAGTTTCTCTTTTTTCTTTTTAACAATTGCGATCAGCTCCCCGGCCACGCTGACATTGCACTCGGAAAGATTTTCCAGGCAACTGAGCAGCTCCGTGCAGCTGAGCACGGCCGTAATCACCGGAAGCAGGAACGTGATCGGGGCCTTAGCTATCATCATGGCCACGTCGCATAAAGAGGCGAATAGCAATATAACGCCATATGTCCCGATCTTGCTGATAAACTGATTTCTCATAGCTTCACTTTTGATATATCGCCAGCGATGGGCCTGCCGGATAAACTTTACAGCCTGCCATACTGTGACAGGCGTTTGAGGGTACATATCCAGGTGTAATCTCATGGCCAGCGCGATCCATCTGGTAAAAACGTCCAGACAGGCAAGTGCGCAGAAAATCATAAAAAGCTGCACCTGCACCCCCATGGCGTCGGCCAGGGCTGCCACTCCTGTACTGGCCGCCAGCTTTATTGGCCAGTCGGCCATAACATTTTTTAATGTATCCGCAGAAAAAAAGCTGTGCAAAATATTATTCATTCCCCGATCTCCCTTTTCAGCGCCTCTATCTTCTCAAGCTCTTTTTCGGCGTTGTCTACCGCGGTATGCTGCGCCAGCTCATTGTATAGATCTGCGATCAGCTGGCTCTGCAATTGTATAATTTCGTTTTGCTTTTCAATAATCAAAACCGGCGGCATCATGGTTTTACTGGCCACACGATTGCCAGCGGAAAGTCTTCCTGTTCCGGCACGTCCCGGAGTGCCTGCCGGTATACCTTCCACGCATCGACGTCCACATTAGGCCGGTCCGGTACCAGCATATTGTCGCAATCGTCCAGCAGCCGGTTCCGGTATTCCCGCGCCGCCTCGGCCGCTTCCTCTTCATTCTGCGCCTCTACTGCGGCCTCATACCGTCGACGCAGCACTCCATCTGTATGTGAGTAGGCATACTGGAGATAATTAGATCGTCTTGCCTCTTCAACTCCCTGCGCTTTGCATTCCATTCGGGTGCCCTCCTATTAAATAATTGATAGTATAGCCGGCGCATCTGGATAACCTGCATATAACAATCTTGCTGCAATATACCAGCCTGCCAGCATTGAAAACTGTTTGCTATGGCTGCCATGCTAATTTTCCCGGCATCCAGCAGCTTCTTTTGTTTGCGCAGCCTCTTGCACGCTTTTCTCATACTTGACCGGTGTTTTCGGATAACAACCTTACCCGTTACGCCCACGCGGATCCGCCAGTGCAATAAGATTATGCCACGGGCCAACGGATATAATTGCGTTTTCGGGTTTAGCGTTAATTTCTTCCGGTGTAAAAACTCCGCAATTTTACGCTGGCAATATCTTAGATATTCTTTACTTCCATGCACCAGCGCAAAGTCGTCCATGTAACGCGCGTAGACTTGGATCCCTAACGTTTCCGTTATGTAATGATCCATATCATTCAACAGCGCGATCTGTGTGGTCTGCGTTACCTGACTCCCCAGCCCGACGCCTTTAAAATCGCCTTGCTGGATCCTTTTGGTTACTGCAGTAACCTGGCTGCTGTTCAGCCCTTTAATTACTCTTTTCCAGTCGCCTCCGTATATCAGGTAGCTTGAAATTCTATGTCCTGCATTATGGGCGTCTCTCTTGGCCATTCCCTGGGCCATTAAAATTTTTGTAAATTCAATTTCCGTAAAGCTGCGGATGACATCCTCGCAAGCCCGCGCAGTGTATGGATCCACGTATTGCGCTGTATTGCTGCATACGACGTCATGGTTACTGTTTGGAAAATATCCTTTAATGTCGCACTGAAGCACATACGCATTATTGCCATGAATCCTCGTAAACTCCCGCAGCTGGGCCAGAAAAACGTCAATACAAAATTTTGTTCCTTTACCCTTCTGGCAGGCACAATTCGCTTTGATGAATGTCTTTGTTACAGCCGGATATACGATATCGTCAATCAGGGCGTGCTGATATTGTCTATCTTTGATATTGGACGCGTAAATATCTCGCTGCTTAGGCTCCGTGATTGTAAACCACAAATATTTCGATATTCTGTATCGGCCTGTTTTGATGTCCTTGCGTAAATGGTATGTATTAAGCAGCCGATCCAACCAATATATTGCGACGCTTTTCTTCCATTTCGTTCCCCTGGTACATCTCTGTAGCCGTTTTAATAGGTTGTGATATTCAATTGCTTCCTGGTATTCCATGTCTTAGTCCGCCGTAACCAGCGGCTCAAATTTGGCTTTTACGCCGGAGAGATAATACTCCTTGCATGTTGCATGTGCGCTGCTTTCGACGTTTCTGTCTACTCGGTCCGGCTGTCCATGCAATCGGGGGCAACGGCGTTGCTGTTGTTCGCATTGTTGTTGTTGACTGCGCCCGATGAGTTGACTATCCGCGCATTATTCGCGTTGCCGGGATTCGGGGAACGTAACCACTGATTTCGGGCAGTATTAGTATTATTCTCCACAATGCCGAACGGCATTGATTTTAAACTTTGCACTTCTGTTTCTAATTTTGCCAGCCGGACGGCCCGCTGCTGCAACAATCTGTATCTGCGTTCTTTGTCTGATTTTATCCATGCTTTTAACAATCTAAGCACGTCGTCCACCAGCCCGATCCAATGCTCCAGGCCGTCGATCTTTCTATCGTCGTTAAATGTGGTAAGATACCGCACCACGTCAGAAACTGCAGCCAGCGCTTTCAATTGCTTTTTGTGGCGCATTTTATACTCCAGATCGTCGTCGATTTGAAATTCATTAGCAGCCATTATATTGTGCAACACGGCGGTCGTTGCTTTTAATAGCGGGATCCGTTTGGTGAACGTAGTCGATTTTGTAAAATACGATCCGCCTTTCGTTCCCTTCATTTTCTGCATCGTGTGATTAAGTAAATTCTCTGCAGCAATAGCAACGTTTAAATCGTTTGGTTTTCTTTTCCATGCCGGCACTGACATTTTACTTTATCCTCTTAGTAGCGGCCGGGCGGGCTCGCGCCGCCGCGACCGTGTTCATTGTATTTTATCCTGCAGCCTTACGAGCATAGATTCTGCAAGCGGGGGCAACGGCGTAGCTGTAGTACGCACCGCTGCCGTTGACTGCGCCCGATGAGTTGACTATCCGCGCATTACCCGCGTTGCCGGGATACGGGGAACGTAACCACTGATAGCGGGCAGTCCCGCCGTTATCGTACATTATGCGATCTATATCGGTCGCGCCTTTGTAGTAATCCCATTGCGTTTCGTTCAAGTCTGTGCCTTCCGTGCTTCCGAAAATCTGGAATCGGGAGGGCAGCCAGAACATGGCCCGCATCGAATAGCTGGAGTTGGTTTCGTAGCCGTCTGTTTCAAAAATATTGTTAGTGATCGTGCTAAAATCTACCGGGGAGACAATTTCCAGAAAGTCGTCCGGCAATTTACTCATGAAACCGGGTTGTGAAGCCTGCCAGGTCGGAGGGTTGTCAAACCGGTTTGTTGGTGCCCAATAGCTTCCGGCAGCTTTGTCGCTGTTCAAATATTGATGTATTGCGCTTTGTGCATAGTTGTTACTGCCGTAGGATGCTCTGTGTATACTGTTTGCGTTTTCGTTATCCGGGTCCCCCGTGGGGTTTATGACGCAGAGTTTCGTCCCATCGCTTCCGGATGTAATTGGCACGGTCTGGGAGGCCGTCAGCGACGCCGGTGTATCATAAGCTTTAACGCTGCACGCCGTCACGCCTCCGCTTTTACCATATACCGAATCTAACCCGGCCAACCTGCCGCCGGCAGGCACAGCCTGCAGCAATGTAAATTTGTAATTTCCGACATTTGCCTCCCCGTATTTTGTTCCTACTTCAAAATAGTATTGACCCGCAGGCAATGCCGTTTCACAGTAAAAAAACGCTTCCGGCGAATCAAACTGTAGCAGATCTACGGCTTTACTGACTCGGATATCGGCATACGGGCGGCCGTCTTCCAGCTGGCCGTGATGCATGAATGTCCACGGATATGTATAATTCCCCTTGGTTGTCAAAAAAGTGGTCCCTACCGGGAACATCTTGGAGCCGCCTCCGGAATCAATGATATCCTTCATTTGCCGGAAACTGAGTTCCGACCGGTCGCGCAATATTGCGTTAAGCCCCCACAGGGCCGCTGCCATGTCCTTCCCGGTTTCGTCCAGCAGGGCCGGTTTTGTTACTTGTGCCATTTTGCCCTCCTACACTTCATATGTTATGCATAGCTTGCCGTCAACAACAGACAACCCCAGGTTTTCCAGTGCTAATACTCTGGCTGCTAATCCGTCCGGGGTTGAAATCCCTGCGGCCTGATCACGTGCCTGTTCCGCTGCCTCCTTCGCAGCTTCCGCAGCAGCTTGCGCCGCGGCCGCCTGGCTGGCTTTCGTAGACGCCTCCGTTGCTTTTTCCGCCGCCACGTTTGCCTTCGCCGTCGCTTCGTTCGCCTTCTGTGTCGCGGTGCTGGCGCTCTGGGCCGCGCCGCCCACGCCATCCTTCAGGTTTTCTATGTTATTGACAAGATAGTCATACAAGCCACGGCCGTGCGGATCCGTTAAAGGAGTGTTCGGCCCGAAAGCGCCGGATCTTATCAAATCCCCATTGCCGTCATATATTTCCGGGTTTTGATAACCTGTTAATTCCATTTCTCCCTCCTGTTAATCAAAATCCTCCATGCTGATAATTTCAGCCACGCAGGAATCAGACGACGCATAATAACGATAGTCGGCATCCCGCTGCACTTCTTTCAAAATATCCTCTCTTGTTTCGCCAATAAATACGCCATGGCCGCCAATAACTACCTTGTATACAACCTTTTTTCTTTCTGCGTCCAGCTCTTCCATGGTGACAATCTCAGTCGCACAGGAATCAGAAGACGCATAAAACTGGTAGTCTGCCATCCGCTGCACTTCGTTCCGAATTTCCTCCGGAGTTGTTCCAGGGAAAACGCCATGCTTCCCGATCGTGATCGTGTAAGTTGCTTTTTTCCTTGCCATTTTTTAATTCCTCCTTTATTTTTACAGATCCACGACATCCATAACGAGCCATGATCTGCTGTCAACAATAACGCCAGCGCCTTTATACCTATGGCCGTAATATTCTGCAGGGAGTTTATTGGTATGCGTAGCAACAAGCCGGCCACTGACAGTACTGCCGGCTCGCACTCCGGACGACACGACACTTGACACAATGTTGCCGCCACGCAGCTGAAAATTGTTTTCCGACCATGTGTATATAAGGCCTTCGTAATCGTTCCATGCAAATTCCGTAACCGTCTGCCAGCCGCCCTGCTTAATAATCCCATATTTCTGTACGGTAACATTTTCGTATCTGTATGTTGTTTTTCCGTAAAAATCGGTGTATGGGACCCATTGCATTTCGGTCGTGGTGTAATACCCCCATTCCGGTGCTTCATAGACCTGTCTGGTTACAGCTTCGTACCTCGTATATGTGTATACGTCAGTCGTTTCTGTCCTACTGTGAGCACACACAGCTACAGCAGGTCTCGCAGCGCTGTTGGCGGGGCCTTCACTCTGGCCAAATCCTATAACATTAGGATGCTTTGTATTGCTGTCATACACCACGGCGCCGTTTTCGTCAAAAACCTGCAGCCCGACGCCATGCGCTGCAGCCGTCAATTTAGTAGAAAAGATATAGACGGTCATTCCGGATTTAAACGTGTTCACCGTGCACGACCACCCCGTCGGAGTGTTGACACAGTACGCGTCTATAGTCTGGTTCGTGGTCCCGCCGACTGCAGCCAGCAGCTCGCCGTCCGCAAACTTTCCGGAAGTCGTCCCTGTTCCCGACAGTGTGATTTTGCGAGACAGATACAGATTTTTATATGCTCCGTCAATTTGTATTTTATTATTATCATTGTAAACGGTTATCCCTGCAGCCATCTGCTAATACACTCCATATAACATAGTACACGCCAATTTCCGGCCAGAAGGGAATTGCCAACGCAAAAAGCCGTTTCCTTTTGTGATTTTGGGATATTCATATTTTGGCCGTTCGGTTTCCTGGACCGCGAAATTGGTGGACGGCGTTTGTAAAAGCCACCATATATCTGATTCCGGTTTAATGCCGTCGTTATATACGACGCCAGTATCTGACGTCCCGTCAATGACTACCCGCCCCAAAAAGCGCGGCAGGCGGTTTGTTACGTCTACGTCCAGCTTGCCATTTTCATCAAAAACCTGAAAACCTTGCGCCATATCACCACACTCCCATCCGGACGCGCAGCCTGTTACTATCGTATACCAGGATCTGGTTGCTTCTTACTTCTAACCGTGCGCCGCTGGTTGCCGTTCGCAACACGCCAATAACGGCGCTAATCGCGGACAGGCTGCTGACGCTTAGTTTGTCAGCCGTGACGGCCCCGGTCTGGATCATATTCTTTGTTATGACGTTATTTCCAATCTTTGTGGTACCGTCGATATTAATCAGACTGCCTTTAATGTAAAAGCCCGTATGATCCTGCTGGAACCAGCTGCTTACATCGTCCTGAGTTACCTTCGACGCGATGCCGTCCTGCATTACCTGCAGCGCAGAATAAGCGCGCACCCCGGTATTACTATTTAGGTTGGTAATCAACGCGCTTAAGCCGCCCGCATTTTGTGTTAGGCGCGTAAAAATTGTGCTGTTTGTTCCATCCTGCGCCGTTTTGTTCTGCGCCACCGTGCTGCTAATACCATCCGCTTGTTGCTTTAACTCCGTAATGGCCGCGTATGTAGTGCCGTCAGAATGTGCATTTAAATTTTGTACGATCGTACTAATATTGTCTGCGTTTTGCGTAACCTGCGATGACAATACAGCTATATCGGTAGACATGCCATCCTGCGCGTCCTGAATGATTTGCGTTACCTGGGTCCGGATCCCTTCGACGCTTGCGTTAATCTGGGTAATCGAATTGTAAGTTGTCTCACCAGGGCCGGCGTTCAGATTGGCAATCACTGCGGCAATGCTGGCAGCCGTTTGTGAGATCTGGCTTCCGAGCGTCTGGTTTACCCCGTCCTGCGTTGTTTTGTTGTTTGCGACCGTACTGCTAATGCTGTCCGTCGTTGTTTTAAGTTCTGCTATCGATCTGTATCCGCTTTGTGCGGGAACCTTGTTAAGTTCGTCTATAATTCCTTGCGTCGCGGCATCCGCATTCGCGATATGCTGGTTGATTTCCTGAACAGTATTGTTCAGCCCGGCAATGTCCTGAACGCTTTGAATTGCGTCATCGATATTGCCCTGCAATGCCAGGGATAGCTTTTCTTTGGTTACCGCCTGTTCTTCCAATAGAGCACTATCGACAAGTGCCTTAACTACAACGCGCGTTTCTGCAGATCTCGGCCCCTCCCCGAACATGTCTACATAGGCGACGCTTACATCGTAAATGCCGGCGTCGCAGGCGTGTGTATACACATTATTAACAGTGTGGACCTGAACAAGTTCCGCGCCATCTATGTATATATTCATTCCGTCACACCCGGCCGGAATCGCTGCCGCTTCTAAGGCAAACCCGCCCAGCTTAGCCGTCAGATGTGGAGCTGCCGGCCGCGGCGGTACCGTCTTATTGTATTCCAGCGTCGCAGGTGCGGAATATTTGCCGGCTGCAGAGTATGCATATAGGTACAATGTTCCGGTCCGCTCCGTCAGCGGAAGAGACGCTTTTAAGCCCGTAACCCTGGCCAGCAAGTTTGCGTTTTCTTCCCCTGGTGCATCGTCTTTCCTGACTTCATAGAAAGCTATATCGCTGTTGACGACTTCACGCCAGGACGCAACAGCCTGATCCGTGAAGTTAATCGTGAACCCGTCCGGCGTGTTCGGCGTTTCTGTGCGCAGCGCCACCAAAATTTCCACCATCGGCGACGCATCTGGCGACGTTTCGACACCCCACTGGTCAACCGTTGTTACTGCAATACGGTACCGGTCCCCGACAACCGCCTGCGGAATTACCGCGGACGTCTTTCCGGATCCGCCATATATCCATTCCCCGGCGAAACCCAGCTCTGACGCAGGAATCCCCTGCCGGACCTTTATGTATTTTGTCTGTACGTTATTGGTCTTGTACCAGACGCGTGCCTCGTAAAAACTCTGCAGATCCGGCGGATCCCATTCCGCCACGATATCGTACCGGGTAACGCCATCTTTTAACTGCCGGTACCGGTTACGCGCCGTCAGCTGGCGCACTGGCGGAATATAATACGGCTGCAGTGTATATTCGTAGGCCGGTACTTCTGCCAGCGACTGCTCCCCGCTACCAAAAATGTTGTAACTGCAGAATTTAAAATACAGCTTTTTGCCAATGTCTTCCTTGGAAAACGGAGCACGGAGCAGCGTTTCGTCGCATCGCACGACCACGCTGCCGACCCCGTGAGTTGTCGGCGTTGTGTTGTACTGGCCACGGACCAAACCCTCCAGCTTATAATGCCCATTGGCCAGCAGTGTAGCTGTCTGGTAGCTCATGCACTCGCCGCTGATCCATAGCAGCGTGTTCGCCCTTTTCGCGTCCTGGGCGCTGCCGGACAGCATTGTGCCGTTGATATCTACCTCTAAGCTGGTAGCATTGGCAGACAGTACGGCCGTCAACGGGCCCAGCCGGGCGTTGTTGCTGATCTTGCCAAGAGTGCGATAATATTCATCATTGTCGGACACGTACACGGTACAGCCGCCCCAGTTGTCGCCGGCCCCCTTGGCTGCGATCCACACCTCCAGCCCTTCCGCAGTTAGATCTGCAGGTGGCTGGAAAATAGCCGGCACAGCTGTAGCGGATGGCGGTTTATTGAAGTCTACAAACGGCCGGTCAACTTCGTGGACGTCAAACTCGGCCGGGCCATAGTTCCCATCAAACCATGAAATTGCCGTGAATACTGGCAGCCCTTTTTCATCCTCTTTGACGTCGGTGATCATTACAACCTGATTGGTTATTCCAGAATTTACATCTGTAATTCTTACTTTGTCGCCCGGTTCCAACCGGCAATATGGCCAGTCAAGTTTGAAATTATATTGATTTTTCCCGACCTTATTGCGCCGCGCTGCCTCTTCTGCAATCTTTACCGCCCGCGCCTTCGTGTACACGTAGCCAGCCTGGATCGTCGGGGCCTGCTTTACGCCCCGCTCGGCAATATCCGCAACGTCTTCATATGTCACAGACTCCTTTTCGTATCCGTTTTCCCTGTTTTCATACTCCACGGTAAAACGGTTATACTGCTCGCTGGAGTCTTTCCGGGACCAGGTGACGCAGCTGCCCCCTTCCGGGAGGAAGTCTTCCGTCGTCAGGTCGTATTTGATTGTATTATCCGGCTGCCATCCTCCGACCGGCCGGTCCGCCAACGGCACTATTTTGTATGTATCGTTGCTATGAAAAACGTAAGCGCCGCACAGCTGCGCTATCTCATTTACAATTTTTTGAGCTTCCTGCGGATCCGTCGCGTCTGCAGGCGTGGAAATTAGCAGATCTGCATTGGCGCAATAGGCACGGAAGCTGTCAGCGCCTTTAAATGTTGCATTCGCCTGCCCGGATTTGCGCAGCACGTACAAAATATAATCCATGGGATTGACGTCTGTACCGTCGCCCGTGTTTAGCAATTGGCCATTGACCTCAAAATTGTACGACGGCATGCTGGCGGAATCGCCCAGGTCAATCACACCAGCCATATATGCCAGCCCGGAATACGACAGAGCTTTGTCCGGATGTTTACCGGTTACATATGACCAGGGCTGCTGGTTGGCCGTTCCTTTATGCAGTGTAAGCCCGATATTTTCATCCGGATAATAGTACAGATCTTTACCCTTCCATACCCTATTTATTCCGGTTATAGGTCCCTCACATAATCCCAGGATAACAGCAACGCTATACGTATAGGTTATTGTTGTGGTAGTGCTTTTCCCGCCCTTGCCGCTGCGCTGCGTTTCTCGATGTTCATGGGCCGTAAAATCATCCCAGTAAATTACGTTTCCGCTTATCCGGGTGGTGCCCAGGACCTCCATGACAGCCGTGCCATATTCTGCAGTGTTGACGCTGAAGGCGCTGATCTTATCCGTCCGGATGGTTGTATTTCTGCCTCTGAAAAAACCCATCAGACACCTCCGTTAAAACGGTACACGCCCCGCAGGCGACTATCACCATGCGCATCGAAAAACATCACGTCATTAATATCGCTCAGGATCACGCCATGTTTGACCAGAGCATGACAAACGGTATCATTACCGCAATACACTGCAGCATGGCTAATGCAGCGGCCATATTGGTACAGTAAAAAATCCCCCGGGCGCATTGCTTTCGGTGTGATTTTTGTGCAATATGCCTGCACGTAAAACAGGAACCATTCGTCAGAGTGATGCAAATGCCATTCGTTCGAATACGGTTTTACTGCAATTTCGTCTTTTTGGATTATGCCGGCGTCTTCCAGCGCGCCGATCAGCAGCATGCCGCAATCTACCCCGACACCTTTTACTCTGGCATTGTTAATATGTGGCGTACCCAGCCACTTTTGCGCTGCTTCTGCAATTTTCTTGCCTTCCTCTTCCGTGATCATAGCAAAACTTCCTTTCTGGGCACGAACGGCGCTATCAGACAATACTCATCCGTATCGCCGCTGGATGTTACCCGGCCGGATGCAGCTGTTGTATATGCCCCTTGCGGGTAATACCTGCGCCGCGGAAATTCCATGTTTAGCCCCTGTGTTTTACTTTTTATTGTCAATTCCAGCTTAATGCCGCCGGAGCTTTTAATTTCGACGTCTCCGGAAAACAGGCCGATGGTACCAATGACGGAAGCGGCCGGCAATTCCCCCGTTTTCCGGAAAAACGCCCTCTTTAGGCTTAGCTGCGCCCCGTCCAAAACGCCAGAATGAGCCGCTGCCATGATCGGCATGCTTTCGATCGTGTCCTCCGCGTGGTTGCCGTCCGCGTATATCGTTACCGCCAGCGTGTCGACGGTAACCTGTCCCTGCAGACTGATCTGCTGTCTTTTGATGATCAGGGCATCGTGTCTGTATATCCGGTTATCCAGTACAATGTCACAATCGCAGTCGGCATACCGGTATGTATTGCCATTGGCCAGCACCAGCTCATACAAATCGCAGGAGGTAAACGTTTTTTCTGTATTCAGATGTACTTCTAATTCTGCAGATACGTCTTTCATCGCCAGGTCTCCAAATTTAACGTATTACTTTTTTTGAAGTTTTTAAAAATATGCTCCATTTTGATTTTTTTGGCCGGGATGTGGACCTTCCAGTAATACCGATAGCTGGCGGTCACGATCGCAGAGCTGGCCAGCGCCGTTTTGAATGCGATTGCACCGTTGGCCACGGTGTACTTGCTGGAAGCCTGCAGTGTGCCGTCGACGTACACCTTCAGCTGGTCCACCTTATCCACCGCCTCCACGTGGCTGCCCCACTTCATTACACACTGGTAGCTGCCATCCGTATTTTTAGGTAGTTGAATATCCGTTTCTGTATTATCATCCGGATCCAGCCAAAAAAACGGAGTATTTCCGCCCTTCAGTAATGCGAAAAATCCCAGGATGGTTTTGTAGTTCGCTTCTGTCAGAATCCCGAATTTCACTTCAATGTTCCACTTAGGCAGCAGCTGGTTCGTGTTGCTGCGCTTGCGCCCGCTGCCGGTAGTAACTACATCGCCATCGTAGGACATGCTTTTGTAGCTGTGCATCTCAATGCCGGATACGACCGGCCAGGTTGCTATCGTTGCCATTACCACACCCCCGTCGCAGATCTAAATCTGCGATTTTCTTCATACAGAGCCTGTTTGATTCTATCCAGGCCGCCACGATCCAGGAACCCGGAAAAGGATGCTGCATCGATCGCAGATACTTGCACCGTCAGCGTATCGCCGCCCGCCGTGGCTGCAATGGTATCGTCTACACTGCCGCCATCCGAAAACTGCGGAACGCGACCGGCGTTAATTGCTTCCAAAGTGCCCCGGCCGATCTGATTCACTGCCGCGCTCCGGATCACAAACTCCCCGTTACTGAGCATGGCCGGAATACTGTCAGACGTTCCTGTCCCCGGGCCGGAGATATAGCCGCCGGTTGCTTTATTTATTGCGAATACTGTTCTATTGGCCGCATCCGCCGGCGTCATGCCGCTGGCAATCATCGGAAACGCGGAATAAACTGCAAAAACACCCAGCCACTGCGCTAAAATCCTGACGGCGTTTTGAATTATACTTTTTGCAAAATCAGCCAATGCGTCCTTCGCGCTTTTTTCTCCCAGAATAAAGTCGGCCATGGCGTCCCCCATTGATTTGCCTACTTTATCCGCATATTCCTGGGTCTTTTTTGACCACTGATCCGCCATTGTTAACGAATTTTTTTCCGCTTCTGTTTTTCTTGCTAAATCGTTTATGTATCTATCAATGAATTGCGTTATGGTTTCATTTTTAGCGTCCAGATCAGCTTGGAGATCTTCCGGTGTCATGTTTAAAATTTTAGCCATTCCGGCAACCTGGTCCCCTTCCATAGGTTGTGCCTTGACGGCATTAAGTTCTTCAAGCGTTTTTGCGAAATCTTGTTTTAATTTATCAATGCGCTTTTGTATTTCGTCTTCATTCCCAAAAACCTGATCAAAAATGCTCCGACTTTTCTCTTTCAGGCTTGTATAGTTCGCGCTGTATTCCGCCGCCTTAACTTTGGCGTCATACAACTGGTTTTCCGCATCAATCTGATCCCGGATAGTTTTCAGTGTATAATCCCTGGTTTTGTCGTCGCCGATCTTGGCCGCCAGGGCCAGCTCCTTGTTTAACCCTTCCAGCAGCTGGTTGTGCGCATTATCCAGCTCCAGCAGCTTGATCCGTTTCTCTTCCTGAGTTCTGGCCTCGCCGGTCAGCATGGTCATATTTACTTTGGCCAACTCTACAGTGCTTTTGGCCATTGCCCATTTTTGCTTATCTGCATCGCTGTATTTTTTGATTAACGCTTCTACAGCTTTCTCTTCTTCCGTCAGTTCTTTTTTGGCTGAACCGCCGCCGGATCTCCTGGACCCGCCGCCAGATTTCGCTGCGGCCGGAGCTTTAACGGTACGTTTTACAGTTCGGAAATGATTCTGACTTGCCCGGTCTTCCGGTTCGATCTCTGTTTTTTTGCCAAACGTCTGGGCCCAGCTTTTATTTACCTCGCTGGCCAGCCCTTTGCCGACGGACGTCAGGATGGTTTTTGCCAAATCGTAAATGTATAGCAGCCCATCAATCACCGGCTGTAACGCTTCGTATACATCCCGGCCAAACGAACAGAATGCTTCGTACGCAGAATCAAGCGCCAGTACAATTAATTTAAATGTGGTAATTACAGCACTTAGCGCGCCGTCAATGATGTCCAGCGCAAATTTTGCCACCTCTTTCAGATCAGAGAACGCGCCACAGCCTTCCCCACGTACCATATCTACCAAATCCTGCGTAAACTGAATCAAATCCTGGATAATTTCGCTCTGGTTGAACGCGTCGAAAATCCCCATGCCGATTTCTGCGCACATAGTCTGCAGGTTGCCGGTTACATCACCCCAGGCGTCGATTGTGTTATTTTTGCTTTCTGTCATACTGCCATCAAATTCATGCATGTAGTCAGTCAGGGCCCCGATAGCCTTCTGGGCATCCAGCGTGCCGTCATCCAGCGCTTTCATTGCCTCTTCTGCAGACATGCCAATCTTACCAAACGCTTTGTCGAGATCCATGCCGGCCATCTGCAGACTTACAAACTGCTTGCTTGTGGCTTCCCCGGTGGCCTGCATCCGGGCGATTGTATTGACCATGGCCTGGGCTTCTGCCTGCCCCTTTCCCAAGCCTGCGGATGTGTCAGCGCACAGCTGAATCATGTCAGCCGCATTTTGTGCGGAATAACCCAGCGTCATTAACTGGATCCCCATCTGTTGCACAGCGCTTTCGTCGTAATTAGTATTGCGGTATACATCGTTAAAAGCGCGGTATGCTTCCGTTGCATCCCCCGTTACGCCTTTAATGGCCGATATCTGAGCAACGCTCTGCTGCATTTTCGCGCCAGCAGTCATTACGGCCTCTCCCAGAGATGCCAGCGCTGCCACGGCGCCCGTCATTATGGTTGTGGCCAGGTTGCCCAGGGCAACGGAAAAGGCCGTGGTAAAACCTTTCGTCATTTCGAATTTTCCGGCCAGCCCTGCAGCGCCTGCGTCTGCAGCGGACGCAGCTTTCGCCATGCTTTCCATTTCTTTAATGCTGGAATTGATGGCACGGGCATATTGCTGGTTGGCCTGCGTCTGTTCGTTGATCTCCTGGCGCAGCCGGCGCATGGCGTCAGCTTGTTCTTTGGTCGCTGCCGTCCCCTGCTTCGTGGCCGCCTCCAGATCCTTCAGCTGCCGTTTCATAGCGGAAACGCTTTGCATTCCGGCCGCAAGTTCTGTGTTTAATTTTTTAAGCCCTTCGTCTTTAGCCTCTGTTACCAGGGTAATCTTTGCCTCTGCCATTTTTTCGACTCCTATAGCTTAATGTGCGTGGCCATGTACATTTCCAGCTGGCCAGCGAAATAATCTTCTATAGCCGCCTTGTTCGATTCGAAATACTTTCCTCGCGGCGGGTAGTATGTGCTCAGCCGTCCTTTATACGGCCCGTACATAATAGTGTGCTGCGTTGCGCCAGTATTGTACCAGCGGGCCAGGTAGTTGGCATATACAACAGACTCGATCGTGCTGGCTCCAATGCTAAACCGCCCCTTGATTATCTGGTTTACTGTTTTGCCTTTAACCGCTCCGGTACGTTCGTCCGTAATCAAGTTTTGACCACCAAACCCCGTGGACGCATGTGTCCGCGCAATATAGCCCCGCGTCATTACCTGGGCGTACCGCACACCTGCCTCCACGGTTTTCTTATATCCTTTATCAATATATTCGTTTATATCTTTTGCAAGCTCTTCTAATGTTCTCATAATTTTTTGTAAGGGCCGCATTGCGGCGGCCCTTATTTTAATCCCTTTTTGAATCACGGATTTGTTCCAGGCAACACAAAACCGGTCTTTTTCTCCGGAGCGCCCAGCAACGTAGCGCTAAAGCTCTTCTGGATCAGATCCTCAGAGTCTGCGGTCGTTTCGAACGACGTCGGAGCCGCCCAGAATGTTTTGTATTCCAGCGTATCAATGCGTACAAGCGCAAACTGCAGCGCTTTCTTTTCTTCCGTGGTTTCATCGTCTTCCACGAAGTTTTCAACAGCCAACTGGCCGACGTCATCCTTTTTGCAAATCATCTCGGCAGATACTTCGCCGCTCTTGCTGACGATGGCGCCTTCGGCCCAGTATTTCGTATCCTTCGTCTGCACGGTATTAACTTCCAGGGAAATATTAAAAGAGTTATTGGTGATGCCGCCAACCCGTTCCCATTTCGGTGATGCTGCGGTAGCACCTTCCCCGTAATTGACGAACACCACCTCATGCTTGCCGCTGACGCCTACGCTGCCGGAAGGCGCTTCCGGGTAATTCGCTTTTGTGATAGTAGTACCCATTTTTTCACCTCGTTAAATCTGATTTAATTTGATTGTTAAATTAACGCTGCCGGACTGCCAGGTGCCATTATCGCCCCGTATTGGCAGGTTAAGTCGGTGCGGCCCAACGTCCATTTTAATGGTCGTAAACCCTTCCGGAGCCAGGGCCGCGTCGACGGCCTCCCATAATTCCGAAGTACATAACGCCTCCATTAATTCCTGCAGCTTTTGAGCCACAACTTTCCGACCCGGGTAATTGCTGTATACTTCCAGCTGGATGTTGTAATCCCAAATATCTGACGCCTTATCATTCTGATCTGCGTCGGCTGCGCCCAGGATCCCATAACAGAAAGTAGCTTGATTGCGAAAATCTGTTTCGACTTCTTCGATGTCCGTGCCGCCTTCGTACCAGTTTAAACCGCAGGCGTGCGCATCGGACAACGCCTGATACAGTGCCATCGTGGCCGCGTATAGTGGTACTTTTATTTCCATCATATAATCCCCCCGCTGCCATTGATAGCTGTCGCCGTGATCTGGATGTATGGCGGTTTTTCTTCGTCCAGCAGCTCAATTTTGTTGATGATCCACGTATAGCCGTTATACAGCAGTCTCCATTTTGCGTTAATGCCGGGATATATTGACCTGATATCCCGTACCACAAAATAGCGCGTGTCTGCAGTAACGTAGTCAGCAACAAACTGCTGGCGCGACTGGTTTCGTTGCGTCACTTTCGCCGGGAAGCTGCGCAGGGTTTCGTAGACCGGTTCCTGCAGGCCGCCCAGCTCATCCCGTACCGGCGGGCCAGGACGCTGCAGTGTGATTTTGCGATTAAGTTCTGCCGGGTTATGTTTCATTTGATTGCTCCTAAGATCTTACGCCACTTTTCCGCTGTCTCCGGGTCGATCGTTCCGACATACCCAGGCGCGCGGTTCCGGTGAGCCGTTAATTTTTTGTACGTTGGTGCTTTCCGGCCATAAGCCGCCCGGTAGATTGGTAACGCCACATTGATGATAAACAGATCTTCAAGCCGTTCATGACGTCGCTGGTATCCGTTAGTCAAGGCGTCCAGTTCCCGCATCGTACAACCGGCAAACTGCTCCGGCGTCAGCTGCAGCTCTCCCAGGGCGAACGGCTCCAACGATTCAATCAGCTCTGTGGCGTTTCTGTAGCTGCGCCCCGGTCGTTTACCGCCGTCTCCGTCGGGGTCGCCAGGACGGCCCGCGGTTTTTTTGTGGTATCGCCCATAATTCCACTTTTTTCAACCGCTTCCAGCCCCTTCCGGAAAACAGTGATTACATCATGCTGACGTACCGCCGTATAATAGAGCTCTTCCATTTCCGCGTCCGTGTATTCCCGCTCCGGATCCCCACCTTTAATGCCCCACTTAAAAATGGTATACATGTCCGACAGGTTGGGCGGCAGGCCGTTAATACCTTGGGCCACTGTAACCAGAAGGTTGTTCTGGAAGAGTTCCTTTTCCGCGCCGTGGACTGATTTCATGGGATAACACAATTTGTATGTTTTCCCGTTAATTACAATTTCTACCGTTTTATCCAGCACCATAGTTTTTCCTCGCTTATTCGTGGGTGTATTCACAGCTGTACTTGAAATGTGCAATCAGCATATCTGTAGAAAACGGAATGTGGTACAGCTGCGCCCCATCCGCTGCCCCGCGCCGATCATACCAGTGTTCTACCAGTTGGCAGACGCATGTCTGAAAGAGTTCCGTTTCTTCAATGGCAACAGGTTCGCTGCTGCCGTCTCCGATATATGTGTTTTTCCCAGACTGTTCTTTAATCAGGTGTTCCGCCGATGTAATCAGCCCCTGCAGCATTTGATCGTCGTCTGTCGTATCAATACGGCTATATGCTTTTACTTTTTCCAGGCTGACCATGTTAATCACCCACCGTTATGTAATATTCAACATCGGAACCGTCAGCCATTAATACGCGGAATTTCTTTTCGCCGTTCGCAAGGCCGGCCAGATACTCCTTTTTAATGGTTACGCTGCCGGGCCCTATCGTATAGTTTTCCGGATTTACGTTTGACGTGTTATTCCTCAGCCCTGTTACTTCGCCATCGACTGATACGACAACATCCTGGGCAGACGACCGGCTGAAGATCGCGCTGCCCGGTGTTGCCATGGAGGTATCAGTCGTCAGGATTTTTTTAAGTATGCAAATGCTTTGGTAGTTTTTACAGTACCGTCAGCCAGGCAGTAACCCATGTAATCGGTAGTACGTTCTTTCATATGGTCTTCGAAGTACATGGTAACGTCTTCGTTGACGTTCATGGCGTAACCGCGAGCCATGTTACCCATCATTACACCGTCTTCAGGAACGGCATCCTCTTCAGCAACCGGCACGCCAAAAATACGGCCTACACCGCCAGCAGTTGCATCTGCGACAAAAATAGGGCGACCCATTTTGTCAACAATATTTGCTAACTGGTTCCAGATGGTTGTGCTCTTTGCGTAAATCTTTGCGCCGGTTTTATAACCCGACTTTACGACCGCCATAAATCCGGTCATTTTCTCGTAGGTGATGCCGTCGGCTGCCGTATAGGTCAATACCTGCGGGGTGCCGCTTTCTGCTTCCAGTTTGGTAATTACGCCAGTCGGTTCGCCAGGAGCAGGGCTTTCCGCGGTTCCGGTTTCGCCCTTGCCGTTAACCAGGGCGTTAGCGATAGCGTTAGACATCTTTTCAGCGATACGAGTCTGGATATATGCCAGAAATTCATCAACGGCCATTTTTTTGAGCTTCCAGGATACACTTACTGCTTTAGCCAGTTCGTATCCTTTCAGCGTTACTTTTCCAGTTTTAACCTTTTCCGCTGCCACGGCAGTTTCTTCATCGTACCAATTTCCGTCATCGCCCGCAGTTTCTTCGATCAAAATGTCGATGTCGCCAGGGATTCTGGTATATTTAGTATCTGCAATAATCGGGTGAAGTTCTTCGATCTCATGCCAGATACCATCCTGCACTGTCGTCGGAACCACAACACGGTTGTTTTTGGTGTTAGTTACACCAGCTTCATTTTTTGCGTTGAAAATTTCCTGCTCTTCTGCAGACATCTGCGTCCCCATCATGTAATGGGCAAACGCATTCATATACAGTTTTTCCTCTGTGGCTTTCTTTTCCGCCTCAGCTTTCGCGGCTGCGGCCAGATCTACGCCGGGCATACCTGCGCTGTTTAAGGTGCCCGGAATTTCCGGAACCGTCGCCGGCCGATTCATGCCGTTCAGGGCAGCAAAGTTTGCCTGTGCCGTAGCCAGCGCCTGAAATTTGGCATCCAGCGCTTTGATTTCTTCATTGGTTGCCTGCGCTACGGCTACATCCTCCGCTTCAATAGCCGCCTTCATTTTTGCCAGCAGCTCAGCGCGTTTGACTTCGTACTGTTTTTTGTCCATCTTAGTTTTCTCCTTTCAAATTCAAATAATTATATTTCTGCCGGAGCAGATTCAACGCAGCCGTTTTCTGCTGCTGGTTGACCGTTTTTTCCGCCCGCATGGCTTCCGCCAGCTGGGCCACCTGGGCCGACGTTAACATGATTGCGCCGCCGGCTGCCATGGCCGGCTGTTCTTCCGGCCCGGGCGTGAAAAGGATTTCATCTGCAAAATTCTTTTCTTTTGCTTCTTCCGGACCCAGCCAGGTCGTGACATCCATCAGCTTCAGAACATCATTTTTTGCCAGTTTGGTTTTATCGACGTATGCATTGGCAATAGTGTCGTCCAGCTTTTCCAGATCTTCCGCCGTTTTGTAAATGTCATTTTTATCGCCTTCAGTCCAACTGTGTGCCCGGTGGATCATCAGCTGGGAGACAGGACACATCTGCACCGTGTCTGCCGCGCATATGATCAGAGACGCCGCCGATGCTGCAATACTCATGACCACTGCAGTAATTTTTCCGGTATACATTTTCAACCGGTTATAAATTTCCATTCCAGCGAAAACGTAGCCGCCGGGAGAATTGACTTCCAGAATGATATCCTCCCCGTTTGCCTCTTCCAAAAATGCGGCCAGTTTGCCGGGAGAGGTTCCTTCCATCCCAAACCAGTCATATACGTCCTGGTAATTCGTCGGGATGATCGTGCCTTTGATTGCAAATTTTTTCGGCATTATTCCTTACCTCCTTCCTTGATTACTTGGGTATCCAACCGACGGATCGGTTTATCCCCGCCTTCGATGGGCGCCAGGTTCAGGATCTGCCGCCATTCGTTTGGCGTCAGCGCGCCCCGGTCAACCATTTGCACAAGGTTCAGCTTGCTGGCCATGCTGGCATACTGCAGGCTGGTACTGTCCATTGCGATCCGGTTGCCGCGGGCCCGTTCCAACCGGGAAAATATTTTCCGGGTAAACTCTTCCGCCAGGGCCTGGGCGAACGGTTCTATAACATTTTCGTAATATGCATTCCATTCGTCTTCGTTATAGGTGCTGCTTACTATTTTTTCATTGGTGCCGAAATATGCCATCAACCTCTTGTTGACGCTATTCATGGCCATGGCATTAGGCACATAGTCGTGCGGCTCCACCTGTTTGGCTTCCGCATCCGCGCCGGTCGCCGCCACGCCGATAGTGCCGTCCTCTGTGTTTTCTATGTCCAGAAAACTTTTCGCAAATTCTTTGGCGCGGATGCGCAAATCCTCCGGTTTCATTCCGCGCGAATATTTTAGCAGCCATTTAATAGCGCCACCGTTTTTAACAGCCTGCACAATAGACTGATCAGACGCCCCAGCCACTTCCATCAACGTTTCCAAAGCCGCCCGGTTTGTACTGCCAAACAGTTCATTACCGGCCACATCCCGCGGAATATGCAGCACATCTCCATAACTGACAACGGCCTGTTTTCCTGTCTGCAGATTAAACCGCAAATACAGCCGTCGCTGATCGTCCAGCAGCGCTTCCACGCTGGACCACTCAAGTGGATACAACTGCATGGCCAGCCCGTTGGCGTCCCTGACAATGTATGCAAACGCGTTATTTTTCAGCATATACTGCCACGCCATCCGCTGCCGGAACATTACGCCTGTCATTAGCGGATTTGGCTCCTGCAGTAATATCCGGATATACGGCTCCGGGTTGATTTTTATATCCGGGTTCCCGTCTTTATCCAGAGTTTCCCGGATGTGTTTGGCATCAAACTTTCCGGCAGCCTGCACAAAAGGTCTAACTATGGCGCGCACGTCCCCATTGTCCAGCAGGTCGCCGCTCCATGTGTATATCCCATTCCCCGATTCCCGGACAAGTTTTACCACCGTTTCAGTCGGATTCCTGTCCTTAAAAAAATTCTTAAAACGTGTAAAAACGCCCATTTACGCCCCTTCTTTCACAATGTCCACGTCGGAAAGGTAGTCTTCTTCATGTTTTTTATAGGTTACGTATGCATTTAACAGCGCTGCTGCGCCGTCGATACGGGCCCGCGGATTTTTTCCCTTGCAGGGCTGTATATTCCCGTTTTTGTCCATATCTACGTTCATGTTGGTAAGGCACCATTTTAGTATCGGGTTATTTTGGTACACGATTCGCTTCGCTGCCAGGTCCGCCTTCATTTCTTTCAGCGGAATAGACAGCGTTTGTTTACCTTGCCGGACCGGCTCCATGCAGTTTGGCCCAAAACTTTCCGCCATATCATCCACCCAGTACGCCGCTGCCCAGGCATCATATCCGATCCAGGTAATATATGTATCGGTTTCTTCCGATACTTCCAGAAACCATTCCTTTACATATTTCGGATGGAGCTTGTTTCCCGGTACCGTCCGCAGCAGTCCCTGCTGCTTCCAGATATCATACGGCACTTTATCCTCCCGGACGCGGATCTCCAGCAGATCCTCCGGCATCCAGAACATGACCCGGACGTACAGATGCCAGTCTCCCGGCATCCGGAACAGTACCACCGCAGCCGTCAGGTCCGTCGTTTCCGACAGATCCGCGCCGCCAATCGCATAGCGCGGCATTAAGGCATGCACGTCGTAGACTGCAGTATTGAGGATTTCCTCGTATGTCATATAAGCCGTGCTGCCGGTTTCCCGGATGTTAAAATCTTTGCATACCAGATTTTTAACCTTCAGGCTGTCGATCTGCGCCGCCTTGACCTTGTCTGCCAGCACGTCATACGATTTGATTGTGCCCAGCCCCGGGTTTGCCTTTATCCAGCAATCCGGTTTTGCCCATTCGGCCCGTTCGTCCAGTTCGTAGATTAACGGCAGCAGCCTGTCGTTGATGCACTCCCCGGTATAGCTGTCTATGACGCGCTCAATCTCTTCATACTTGAGATCAAAAATACCATCCCGGACGGTGCCGGCCGTAGTCGTGACTAAAATCATCGGCTGCGTCCTGGCACTGATGCCATCGACGATAACATCGTATAAATTGGTATCTTTCCAGGCATGTAATTCATCCATCAGCGCGCCGTGTACATTCAGGCCGTCCAGCGTGTCGGAGTCATTGCCCAACGGGGCAAACATTGAATCATTAAACTCACTGCGCATTTCCGCCACACGTGGCTTGATTAGCCGGAGCAGCTGCGGGCTCTTTTTAACCATCCGGACAGCCTCCATCCAGATGATTTTCGCCTGGTCGCGTTTTGTGGCCACGGCATATATTTCAGCGCCCGGCTCCTGATCGGCGATCATTAGGTAGATGCCGATCGCGGACCCCAGTGTTGATTTACCGTTTTTTCTGGCCACCATTAGAATGACTTCCCGGAACCGGCGGAGGCCGGTTTCCTTATCAACGAAGCCAAACATGGCCGCCACCATAGCGCGCTGCCATAACTCCAGCTTTACATTCTGGCCACCGAAACGGCCTTTACTCTGCTTGCAGAAGGTTTCAATGAACAGGATGGCGTGCTCAGCTTTCCGGTCGTCATACCGCCACGGGCTTTCCTGATCCGCGATATCCGCAGCCAACTTTTTGTATACCGCGTAGATTTTCCGGCAGACCGTCAAGCCGTGGTTCATGGCCTGCCAGTATTCCAGGACGGGATTATTACCGGGCATTGATAAACGCCTCTAACGGGTCCACGTCTTTGCCACGGCTTTCCTTTTTGGCGTGATCACGATCGTGGCGGATCATATCCTCAATCTGTTCCATCAGCGTGCTATAGATTTTCAAAAGATCCATGTACGCCTTCAGGTACGGGTTGATCCGCTGGATCACCTGGCTGCCGTTTTCAAAATCCACAATGATGCCTTCGCCATCCAGCAGGTTTTCCGTTTCTTCCAGTTTGCTGTTGATGTATGCTGCCCTGGCAATCAGTTTGCTGACTAATACCTTTTGGCTTTCCGGGAGGTCTTTGTATATCTTTTGCAGTCGCCGGATCTCACTTTTTTGGCGGCGGCTCAGGTTTTCAGCATCCACGCAGTTTTCTGCGTTTTTTCCGGCAGTTTTTTCTGTTTTCCCGGTAGGCGCTCTTGTTTTGGGCTGTTTCCCGCTTGTAATGCGGCTTTCAGCTCCCTTTCCCATCAATACCCCCCCCCTATTCCAAAAATGACCCATGTATTAATCGGACCTCAGCCACCGGTCTGGACCGGAGGCACCCCCGGATTTTAAAACGGGGGGGCTTTGATTGGCTGAAAATTTCCAAATTCATCGAAACAAAACCCGTCTTTGATTGCTTTATGATCACTGCTGCCATGCTCCAGGTTGTGACAGTCCTGACAAAGATATTCCAAATTGTCGAAGTTAAGCGTCACGTCCGGATCCTCAATGTTGTCCGGCGTCAGGTAACATTTGTGGTGCACGATCCAGCCCGGCCGATGACAGCGCTCACACAAACCATGAACATGTTCTATGTACGCATCCCTGCAGTGCTGCCATTCTTTTGAATTGTAAAACCCTTTAGCAAAGTCTTTGGCCATGTTATCACCCAACAAAAAAGCACCGGCTTTTCAGCTGGTGCTTTTTTAAGAAGGAAAGTAAGAATCTCTACGGCATTTACTGCCAATACCATAATATCACATTATTTGTCGCATTTGGTCGCATCTTTTTTAAGTAGCTTCCGCACAGCTCTGGCGCGGGTTCGATACACTTGTGACCGACTGAGTGCTAGCCTAAAACTTACCTCTTTTGGTTCATATCCTGTAATATAAAACATCCGTAACACTTCACGTTCGTCTTTATTATCAAGTTTGCTGATCAGCGCCTCCACCCGCTGCCGTTCTGTTTCCAACCTCCTGGAATCCGCCTTGATATGCCGTGTTAGTTTATCTATCTCTGTCAATATCACAGCCTGATCAGAGTTTTTCCGATCCCACCCCGGCGCGTCCTTGTATGCTGCCGATACGCGGATCATACAGCTGCGCAACCGTTCAATCTCTTCGGAATTGTTTTTGATGCGGTCACGGCACTCAATATATTTATTAAGTTTAGCCAGCAGCTGGGTCTTATTCATTTTCACATCACCAGATTAACAAATAAATAATATATGCTACTATCGCCCAAAAGGCCGCCGTCAGTATCAGCAGCAACCGGGCAAGGATATGCGCTTTCATTCTTCTATCACTTCCAGCATCCACTTTTTAGCCGCTTCCTTTTCTTCTCTGCAACCTCTGCTCTTTTCCCAGCCGCAGCACATATATATGGCATCGCAGCACCCCAGCAGCGTTACGCACATTTCAAGGATATTTTCATAGCTCAGTTTTGCACAATCCGCCCAGCCGAAATTGTCAAGCGGATTCACAATGCACCAATCAGGATGCTCTTCTTTTAGCTCTGCGCACATTTCCCTGGCGTCGCCTTTATTGATAGATTCGTTTCCGGTATAAGGATGTGACAAATAAACAATTTTCATTTTCAAACCTCCGCGTCGCCTAAATGATAATTAACATCCGTCCCCTGGATCAGCCCACGTTCCACTTCACTGATCTGATAACCTAAGCCTTCCAGCCATTTATACAGCCCCAACACGTCAGAACGGTCTTCGTCGAATTCTGGCCACCTTTCACGCCACACGTCTCCGTCGCAAATCAAATCCGGGCCGTCGTTAAACAATGCCCATATAATTTGTGGCAATTTTTTAATAATCTCATGCTTACCAAAATCTAAATTTTTGATGGCGCCAACAGCTCTCCTATCGCATCCAGCCGCTTCGTATTCTTTGCCATTTACTTCCAACAGCTCCTCTAATTTGTCCTCATCGCCGTCGTTATAACTAAGTTCATTATTAATCGCTGCAATCAGTGCACCCTCTATAACCTTGTCATAATTCGACTTCGTGACTTCGAATTCTGTTATAAATTTTTTTCTTAGCTCATACGACAGCCTACTCTGCTCTATCAGATAGTCCCACGCTGCGCTCATTTCCTTTTCTCTTTTAATTTCCGCAGCGCTTTTCTTTTTCACCTTTGCGACTTTTCTCATTTGGCATAATTTCAGATATCCGCCGTCGGTAATAGCGTAATACAGCGTTTCTCCTTCCGGCAATTTTTCGAGTGCAGTTTCCGCTTTTTCTTTGGTTGTTTTCCATAGTTTAATTTCTATGCCCGGGTACGGAGTCAGTAAATCATATCCCCAGGCTTCCGATTCTGTTACTTTTTTCTTTTTACCCGGAAGGCCGTCGATCCACGCCAGCACTTCCGGCGTCATTTCTTTTGTTTTTTCTGCCGACTTCGCTGCCGCGACCACGTAATTAAAATTATTTGTACCAATTTCCTCCAGTAGTTTATTTCTGGTTTCCAGATTTTTGATAGCCGCCAGCTTGTCAAAATCTTCGAGTGTAAGCTGTTTACCTCGGCCCTTCATAATCCGTTCCAGTTTTTCCGGATCCAGCCGACCGATTTCCGTGCGACGCCTTATAGTCTTTTCGGAAAAACCGGTTTTCCGGGCAATGCCTTCAATGCTATCGCCCAGATCGAGCAGCTGCTGGAACCCCTTGACCTGTTCATATATTGTCAAGTCCGCCCGCTGCATGTTTTCCAGAATCATGGTTTCAATCTGCTTTTGTATGGGCATGTCAACAACGGCACACGGCACTTTCTCTAATCCTGCGGCCCTCGCTGCCGCCAGGCGACGGTGCCCAATGATTACCCGGTATGATTCACCGTCCCACTTCCCGGTAATTTCACCTATCGCCGGGACGACAGTCAGGTTTTGATATATTCCGTTTTCCCGGATGCTGGCCGTCAGTTCTGACAAATCTCCCAGGTCCTTTCGTGGATTATCCGGATGTTGCCAGATTTTATTAACCGGTATCATCACAATATTTTCCATGTTTAGATCCTCACATTCCCCTTTTTAACTGTATTTTTCTCTTATGATCTGGCAAGATTCCGGCGTATCTTCGCAATCCTCCAGCCATTCACATTCCCAACAATATTTTTCTCTTAAGTAATCTGTTATTTCTTCGTAATTAAATTCGTCATCTACTTCTGCGCAGTATTCGCCTATCATTCTGTCGCACGGCATGCACGTTTTTCTGTCAAAAAATTCCCCGTCAAATTTTCCGAACATGTGACTGTATTTTTCGCCAGCCGCTATTTTCTTGCGGCAAAACTCACATTTATGCTCTTTGCGTGCGATCGGGAATTTTTGCGTATAGCATTCCAGGCTCATTTTTTATTCTTCCCTTCTAAAACGGCACTTCTTCATCATACGGCTCTGGCGTGCCCATAGCGTCCCAGGCGTCCGGCTGCCGGTTGCCCGCCGGCGCAGTGTTCGCTGCCGGAGCCTGCTGCCCCCGTGCCGCGTCCGCCTTTCGTTCAATAAATTCCATGCTGGACGCAATGACTTCGCTGATCCAGTGTCGCTGCCCATCCTTACCGTCGTAACTCCGGATCTGTAGTCTCCCCTCCACCAGTAAACGGTGCCCTTTTGCGCAGCTGTTCCCACACAATTCCGCGGCCTTGCCCCACAGCACTACCGGAATAAAATCAGCTTCCCGCTGGCCCTGCTGATTTAAAAACGGACGGTCAACAGCCAACGTAATAGCGCAGACAACTTTCTGCGACGGTGTATATCGCACGTCCGGATCCTTAGTTAACCGGCCCAGAATTACAATTTTATTCACTCTTTTTACCTCCTGTCAGTTTTTTCTTTTCACCGGGCAACAGGCCAATCAGCTCCGCGCCGCGGATATTTTTGAGAACATAATCAATATTTTTCTTCTGCAGGTTTCGCTGGCATGCATTTTCGTAATATCGCCGCACCTGCGACTCTACCGTCGTCCAATCTTTCGCCGGGGCCGCGCACAGATTTCGCCATCCGTATGCCTCTACCGCCATTTTGATTTCCGGCGTGCTCCACTCTAATTTCCCGTAGACAGAAACGGATTCCATTTTTTCACAGATCTCTTTCCATGCTTCCGCCCACGTTTTGGTCCGGTTCCCGCTTACTTCCCCGATCAGTTCCCGGCACGCCTCCAAAATTTCGCACACGGCCGGCAAAAATTTTTTTGAGTACAAGATCAAGCTGCAGGCTTTCATTAGTACATCCTCCGGGATATCTTTCAGCGCCATCGTGTACGCTGCCAGCCGTTTCGCATCCCCTGCCTGGCCATACGCAGAAAACAGCGTGGCCAGGATTTCGCTTTTTCTATCAGGCGTTGAAATCAACGATCCCACCACCTTCCAGTATACGCTGCGCAGCCGCCGCCCCGGCTACCGGATCATTTTTCCCGGAAGCCGGCGGGTCGCCCCTGTTTTTCAGCACCTCTTCCAAATACGGTATCGGTACTTTAGGCCGCACCTTAGCGATCACGCGCAGCGCGTCACTAAATGCATCCAGCCCATACTCTTCCACCATGGCCCGGATCCGTTCCGCCTCGTATATATTTCTGATAGGGCGAACGGTGTTCTGGAACATGTCCACCGCTTTTTTAATTTCGGCGTCGTCCCCTATTTGTGTATTACTGTCTCTTGTTTGATGATCATCATCTTTATCTTCTTCTTCTTCTTTTCTTATTCTTATTCTACAAGCGTTACTAACGTTACCCGTAACGTCATTCGTAACGCTTTCCGTAACGTTACGCGTAACGTTACTATTGTTAATTTCCGTAACGTTTTCGACCGGAGCGCCTTGCCCGGCGGCCAGCATTTTCTGCCGGTCCCTATAACGCTGCTGGCGCAGCTTATTCTTTTCCGCTGCCGTTTCAATTGCCGCGCTGCCGCCCTGGTGTTTTGCCCATCCGGTGATCTGGATCAGGTTGTCTTCCCTGATCCGGATCATGCCAAATCTTTCAAATGTGGCCAGCGCCAGGCGCACGGTATTAATCGGCCGCCGCAGCTCCCCGGCCAGCGTTTCCTCTGTATATGGTATGTCTTTGGTAACGTAAATCAGGCCGCAGTTGTTGATAACCCCGGCAAGAGAAAGCAGCTTTACCCATATTACCAGAATACTGTCCCCTTCCGGAAGCAGCTCTATCTGCTTAATTTTGCGGTTGTCAAAAATGCCGGTGGCTAATTTTATCCAACGTAATCCGTCCATCATTTACCCCCTCCCTGCCCTATATTGACCAGCGTCAGGCCATACAGTTTACCGATCTCTATCGTCAACGGTATGGGTTCCAGGTGGTATTTCGACATAAAACTTTCCTGTCCCAGCTGGTGGCTTTCAGAATGGTGCGCCCGGCACAGCGGCAAAACCGGCATGCCGATCTGGTTGATCTCCCACCGGTTCCGGCCGGCCCCGATCGCTTCCACATGATGGAGCTCTGCACGGCCACCGCATACCGCACAGTCTTTATGCATTAAGCACTGAAATACATACCGGCGAATGTCGTTAACATCATCCGCGCCCTGGATCAATGGATGGCTTACCGGTATCCCGTTGGCCACAATAAAGCTGATCAGGAACGTAATAAACTCCCTGGCTGTGGTCATATCGCAATCAGACAGTGAAAAAAGTCGCCGCGCTATAGCGTTCATCTCCTCAGCCATAAATTTCAATTTCATTAAATTTTTCACGACTTCCGGATCCTGCTCTCCCATCCATTCCGCGATGTCCCGCAGCATGGCATAGATCCGTTTCCGTTGCTCCGGTGATATGAGCCGCCCATCCGGCAGGCCGATCTCCACCACATTGGTGCTGATCGACCGGCTCCATTCCGGCAGCTGAGCAACAATAACAGCCAAACCGTCGGGCCGGATATCAGTTATCCGCCCGCTTATGATCTCCATGCGCTGCCGCCTCCTTCTTTAGTGCCTCCTGCCAATTTTGATGGTATAGCACCATGTTTTCCTTTAGATCGCGCAATAAAGAAGGTGGAAGAGATTCCACTTTTTCCGTCCCGTATTTGTATTGCACAATTTTTATAATTACGTTTTGGTAATGGAATTTTTTCACTGCGTCCCGCAGTTCCGCCAGGGCTTTTTCTTTTTCTTCCGGAAAATAGTCTGTCGCTTCCGGAACAGGTTTGGCCGGTGGCGGTTCCGGATCTGCAGCTGGCGGTTCCGGATTTGGATCCTCCGGTGGCGCTTCCAGCTCCATGCCAATTTCGAAAAAACGCGCAGCTGCAGCCAGTGCTTTTTCCTGCGCTACGTCCCAGGCGTCTAAATGTTTTTTATATGTATTTGCTGCCACGCGCTCCACCAGCATGGCGCTGCCGTACCCGACGCCAACATAATTGTTTGCCGTGTCTGATATATGTTTTGAGATAACGGCCTTCAGACTGCAGAGTTTTTCGCCGCCCCCGGCGTCAATAATTTCTTCGCGGCTGTATTCCACACTCCAATACGCGCCCCGCAGGCCGATAATGGCATCCAGTGCTTCCAGCAGCCAGGATAATTTCGCCCTGGGCTGGCCATCGCTGCCATACTCCTGAGCCCATACCGGCACGGTATTGTAATTTATACGGCACGCCGCCATTTCATCCAACACGGCTTGAAACAGCGTCTTTTTTTGTTCATCCGGCTGTTCACTTCTTTGTTCTGCATTCTTTTTGGCGGCAGCCGTCCGCGTTGTAGTTTTTTTTACCGGCATTCTTTTCTTCCTCCGGGATTTCTGTTATAATAGTTACGGTAATTGGTTGTGCCGCCCATACAGAAATGTATGAGCGGCTTCTTTTTATATGGACAGGATCCACACGGCCCAGCAAAGTATCTGATACAGCAGATCTATTAAGATGGCCATAAGCAGGCTGCAAAAATAAATACTATCCTTAAAAACGATGATACTGCCCATTGTGATTTCATACGCTTTTTGTAACGATTCCATAATTTCCTCCTTATGCGCTCTTTTCTTTTTCTTCCTGCTCCATGGCCAGGATAAACTCCACTAACGCGTCCGCAAAAATTTCCAGCGCCTGATCCGGAAGGCTGCCATCCGTCTGCAGCTGGCGGTCTGTTTTTATATTATTCATTCCAGGGCCTCCTTGCATCGCGCATTATCCGCCTCCACCGTTTCCATGCGCTGGTTTTGGCATGTAGATAAAAACGCCTTCTTTTTAGCCGGGAATGCTTTGCTTTTTCAATATTGGCGACTGCCATCCCCCGAATTTCGGCGGCCAGGTTTTCTTGGCCCTCCGGCCCGAGTAATTGAAGGAAATATGCCGGCGTCGGAATGCCTAACCGGCGGCTCCGTTTATTCTGCAGGTTTGCCGACGCATAATATATAAGCTTCAGCGATTGCAACGGCGGGACATATGATAATTTGTTGTTGCGGTTCGTGATTTTCAAAACTTTTTCCACCTGGGTGATCCGGCGGGTCCTTGCCTTCCTGCGTCTCAGACAACAGTATTGTGGCGGAACGCGCCAGCTGGGAGTCATCATAATGCATTGCTTTTTCACGTTTATCACCTCTTTTTCTTCCGGAAGTCATCGGCGAATGGACACGTAGCAAAATGTGCTTCGAAGGCCACAACGCTGTCTATGCCGTCGTACCGCATGCGCTCCACTGGCAGGGCCTGCTCTGTAGAGCCGTCTACCAGGACAAAAGTGTGGCCGCCTTTTTGCACCGGATACACTTCCATGGGCCTGCGGTTTACCGGCAGCCAGTTTCCCTTTTTGGTTTTAATCCAGAAAATAGGTTCGTTACAGCTTTTGCAACGGCCTTCTTTCAAATCTGTTTCCATGCGCATCGCTGCCGCCTCCCTTCATCTCATTTTTACAGCCATCAACTGCAGCATGATGCTGCCAATAATCCAGACATGGCTTTCAATTCTGGCCAGCTCGTATACTTTTGCGCCTATGGCCATACCGCCCAGCACGATGGCCAGCAATATCGTTACCGTTTTGGCCATGAGGTTACGCCTCCTTTTGCTGAGTGTCACGCAGCTCCCGCCCGATCAATTCCACGGCGGTCTCTAAGGCCTGCAGCATGTGTTTGGCCGGCATGAGTGTGGACACGATTACGGTAATTTCGCACTCGCCTGGCAGGCCTGTTTCAAAATAGTATTGCAGGGTTTTGGACGTGTCGCGCATCCGAAGCCTTATTTCCCCGTCCGGGTTTTCGCCGTTAACTTTGCTCCGGGAGCCGTCTACAACTTCATTGCTTTCCGCAACCTCTGGCGCGGCATCGTTAATTATCGCAACCTTTTTTGCTTTTGCCTTGCGCGCTTTTGGTTTTACCGGCACGCCGTCCGGAAAATCTTCTTTCACCATCTTTTCCAATTTATCTACTGCTGCCATGACAGAATCCTCGCTTTCTTTTCCCGTTTCATTCTCTTCCAGTGCCTTCACCTGCGCGATTGCCGCGTTGATGTCTCCCATTGAACACGATAACGCCAGAGCCAGCTTCTGCTTCGACGGCGTGGTAATAGGTTTCCCTGCTTTAATCCGCTGTATCGTCGACCAGGGCACATCGTAATCCTTCTGCAGTTTGTATGATGTCAGGTCTAAATCCTGCATCCGCTTTTCTATGTATTCCCATAAAGGTGTCATTCTCTCACCCCTTCCCCGGCACGCTGCCATCACTTTCCACAATATCCACGCCTTCGTCAATCAGCCCCAGGATAATTTCCTGCGCCGATATCTCCCGGCGATTAATGCAGTCTATGGTATTGTTCCTCCTGCTCATAAACCGGGCAAGGCGTTTTGTAGAAAAACCAAATTCATCCTTTAGGGCCAACATGGACGCCGCTTCGCAGTCGCGCATTGCATCGTTATACAGCGCTTTCGCCCAGTCGTTCATGTCTTCCCGGTTCATTTTTTTAACTGTCTTGTATGTGCCCCGGCTGATCAGTTCGCGGACCTTAATGGGCTTCGCCTCGTTCATGATCGCACCGCCATATATGCCAAAAAGATGATCACGAGAAACTGCAGCACGCATAAAACTGCCATCATACCCAGCATCTGAAAAAGCTGGTTAATCTGATCATAGAGCTTTTTTGTTTGAGCCAGCCAGCGCTCATACGTTTCTGTCTCTGTGTATGCAGCCCGTTGGTCCTGTCTTTCCGGATCCTTGTACTGCAGGGCCTCCTCTTCATGTCGCTGCCGCCATTGCCATTCTGCTTCTGCCTGGGCTGCCCATGCCTGCGCAGCCAGCCGGTTCCGCTCCCGTTTGCTTACCATCTCAATCGCCAGCTTTCCTGTTTAGTGACTCGGCCAGCGCTTCGCACGCTTCCCGGTCGTCGGTGTAACTTCCACAATATTCAACATTGCCACCGTGCAGCGGTTTGCTTTCGTCCAGCTGCCGGCCGACGATGTACATCTTACGCCCCGCCAGCTGCTGGGACATTACTTTCCACTTCCCCATGCTTGCCGCCCTCCTTCGGATCCGGATCTGCAGCCGGAGTTTGCTCAATGTTCTGTGGCGTATCGTCCGCCAGCATCGCATAGACGTGCAGCCCGTTTTTGTCGCCGGCCATTAACGCCATGCCCAAGGAGGCCATAGCCTTGTCGATAGCCTCTTTGCCTTTATATATTCCCAGGGTTACGTTTACGCTGCGGGTCCGGGCCTTAATTGCCGGTAATCCTCTTTCCGGTTGCTCATAAAAGCATTCCACATGTTCCGCATTGACCAGGATCTCCCCGGTTTGCCCTAAAATGTACATCTACTTTCCTCCTATCTTTTGTTCGATTTCCTGCCAACCCCGTTCTTTGGCGTACCGTTTCAGTACCTTTTCAGCTTCCTTTTTAGTGCCATACCAACTGGCGCACGGCCATGGCCACCATAAATTTTTCTTAGGATTATAGCAGTGTATTGTCCAGTACGTTTTATAGTGCAGCCCCGGCCTCACTTCAAACCGCCAGCCGCGTTTATCCTCGTATTCCATGTTTCACCTCTCTCCATCCCATAAATGCGTGACGGATCCATCCGGATGATATACATTTTCGTGCGGCTGCTTCCAACCCGGCCAGCAGCATTCTACCAGGACCGACAGGCCGGTGCTCTCTGCGTAACCTCTTGCTATTTTCGTCGCCTGCTCACAGATTGGAGTCTGGCCGATATAGCCGCCGCCGTCGTATCTTATCTTGTAAATTTCGTCCGTTGCGTCCATAGGTTAGCCCGCCCTCCCTAAACTTGAGTTTAACTCATGTTATTAGTCAAAAAAAATTACAACTTTATTTCCCCGACAGTAACATTAAAATATTCGGCGATCTTAATAAGTTTGCCAACAGGTGCCGTCAGTATGTTCTTTTCCCATGCCCCATATGTAGGCGTCGATACGCCGATAGCTTTGGCGACTTCTTGTTGTGTTACTTCTTTTCTCGCCCGTAGTTCGCGCAAGCTAAACTGCTGCATAATTGCCCCTCCTTTCGGTTTTTGCTATTATTATATTACATGAGTTTAACTCTTGCGTCAATAAAAATTTTATGTTTTATTAAAAATACTTGATTTTAAATAAAATAAACATTATAATTTTGTTGCGGGAGGGAGATAGTATGCCAGCTGACAAATTGCAAAATCTGCGCAAAAATTTGCGATACTTACGTAAAAAACACGGCTATACTCAGGATTTTATCGCTGACATATGCGGCAAAAAAAGCTATACAACTATTCAAAAATGGGAAACATCTGGTGCAGAGCCTTCTGTCGGAACGGTAATGTTGCTCTGCAGTCTCTACGGTGTAAACATTAACGACATGATTTATACCGATTTGTCTAAAAAGTAATAGACATCTGTTACGGAGGTGATTTTAATGAGACCTTGGTACCAAAGAACATGGGTAATTATTTTAGCATTTATTTTCTTTTTCCCGCTGGGCATTTTATTGCTGTTTTTACGGTTGCGGGCTCCGTCCCCTGCGCCGAATGTACCGGGGGTGGCACCAAAAAAACCATCTGCAGACGAAATGTCTTTACCGACCTATACGGAGGTTGATATCGACGGCATTCCTGCAAGTGGTGAAGAGGCTGTTTCTGCACACGGATCCGCATTTGAAATTAAGCCGGTTTTAACAGATAAGCGTTTTGTAAGTTATAATACAAATTTAAGACAACGACGCCCTGGCTTTTATAAAGTTGCAGATTTTACCGTCATCGATTTCGAGACAGCAAACATGTACCCTGACTCTGTTTGCCAGATGGGCATCGCCGTAGTTAAAAACGGAAAAGTTTCAGAAAACAAATGCTTTAACATCCGCCCGCCGTATGATGAATTTACGAATACAAAAATTCATGGCATTGCGCTGGATGATGTAATTAACGAAAATACTTTTGCAGAATTGTGGCCGGAAATTAAGCCTTATATTGAAAATCAGCTGATTGCAGCTTATAATCTTTCGTTTGATATCGGTTGTCTGGAGGCCACGCTTGCAAATTACAATATCCCGGTTCCAAATTACGCCTGTTTTGACATATTGGACAGCGCAAGAACCGCTTTTGGTTTAGAGAATCATAAATTAAAAACGGTCGCAAAATTCTTAGGAATTGATTTCATGGAACACAATGCCGGGGATGATGCCAGAGTTGCAGCAGAAATTCAAAATGCAGCTAACGGCTCCATTTACAGAAATACAATTTTCTTTAAATATGACAGCAAAGACGCAATGGATGAAGCAGAAGCTGTTATTTCCCGCGGCTTTTCCATTGCCGATAAAGTTAGGCGTATGTATTCTACTTTTAAAGGAAAATCTGCAGATGAGTGCGGCCCGATATTGGCAGAAATCGAAAAGGCGGAAAGCTATGGGTGCGAAGACGCTTATTTGTATAGAATCCACGGAGAGATCACGGAAAAATCAGGTGATTTAAATAAGGCATTGGAATTATACAAGAAAGCCTTTTCTTTGGATTCCAAAGTTGGAGTTAAAAGAAAAATATCAGTTTTAGAGAAACAGATTTAAAGGAGAATCCACCATGAAAAAGATCATTCTAATCGCTGCCGCGCTGGCCTCCCTGCTGATCAGCAACGTCGCCGCTGCCAAATATAGCGACGAATACAAAGCAAAATACCCTAAACGGGTAAAAGTTACTACAGAACAGGCGCGAAGCGGAAAGGTGTACACTAAAACCGCGTATAAGCTTTTTGACCGGAACTTGCAGTCAGGTCGGCTGAAGCTTGATTTAGAGATGAATACATCCGGCCCAGATTTATGTTTCCTGACATTTTCGACGTATGGCGACAGGCAGATTAACCCTATTAAGTCGCTATCATGGGGCGACGGGCAACAGGCCCACGAAATTAAAATTTTTTATTCTGACGTATTGCACCCTGCTGCTGGCCGCTTCGCGGAGTTGGCCATTGCTACCGTACGGCCGGAAAAGTTGCAAAAAGCCATTATCTTCAATGCCGGACATATTATAATTATCAATGAATCCAGCAAAGAATGGAAAGAATGGAAGGATGCTATCGACGCTGCCGATAAAATAATGAATAAGAAATAATAAAAGACCGCCCGGTCTCGCACACCGGACGGTCCGCGCAAACACCCACCATACACAAATAGAGGAGCAGTCTGCCCTTCTATTATATCAGTATAATGGAGGTTTTACAACATGTTACGTGCTGCCATTTATGCCAGGTATTCCAGCGATAACCAGCGCCATGAAAGCATAGAAGTTAAGAAGGAGAAGTGCTATGGATTTTTGGCATTCTAATGCAATCAACCATTATGTAGGGCTGATCGGATACTGCAGAAATCAATGCGAAAAATGTATTTTTCAGCCTGTGCCGGGCAGCCCCTGCCCGGTAAAACTGCTTGAAGAAAACTATCAACTTGGCAGTCTGTTTCGGCGTGCCAGGATCCTGGACGATCAGGCCGTCGAAAACGAAAGGAGAAGTTTTAAATGAAAGAAAACCCTTTTAAAAAATGTCCGGTTTGTGGCCTGCCGTTTGTGTCTTGCGAAATTGAGGCCGAGCCTGATGGATACACAAAAAACGGTCTGCCCGTCTCGTTCGTGTATTCTGCGACAATGAAATGTTGTTCCTGCGACAACACGTTCATTGTGCACGGTCGGAATAGGCAACAACTCAAAGAGCATTGGAAAGATCTCTGCAGCGAAATCAGGTCCAAGACCTTAAATGGAAAGCAGCCTTTTGATATTCACGGTGACGCCCTGAGTGCGTTGTCGACGCTAATAACATACACACACAAAAGAGACTGCAGAAAATGTATTTTTTGCGTAGGGCAAAAAGACGGTTATTACATTGACGGTCGCTGCGCATTGCCTGACTGCCCGCAGTTAATCCCCGCCAGCCGGCTGAAAGCGATTTCCGAACGTGCGCAAGCGTTGCGCGCTGACACGTGTGATCGTTAGGAGGCTTTTATGTTACGCGCAGCCATTTACGCAAGATATTCCAGCGACAACCAGCGCCACGAATCCATAGAAACGCAGTTCCGGATCTGCGAAGACTACTGCCGGCAAAAAGGTTATGGCGTTGTCGCCCATTACCAGGACGAAGCCAAGACCGGCACCACTTCCATCGGCCGGGACGGCTTTCACCGGATGCTGTCCGATGCCCGGAGAGATATTTTTGACGTGCTGGTTGTGTACACCCTGGACCGGACGGCCCGGCAGGAATTAGATTATTATTTGTACAAAAAGGAGCTGCAGGCCGCCGGCATCAAATACGAATACGCCACGGAGAGCTTTGACCCTTCCAGCGTAGACGGCCAGTTTTTTGAAGGCATCCAGGTAGCACAGGCCGCCTGGTATTCCCGGAAGCTGTCCGTAAAGGTTCGGGACGGAAAAGATACCAATGCCCGGCAATTCCTTTTCCCGGGTGGTACCCCACCCCTGGGATACGACGCCACCCCGGACCATCATTATGTGATCAATGAGACGGAGGCCGCAGCCGTCCGCCTGATCTTTAAAATGTTTATCGCTGGTTCGGGATACGGCCCGATCATAGACGAATTGAATCGCCAGGGCTTCCGGACGAAACGTGGCAAAATGTTCGGGAAAAATTCCCTGCATGAGATCCTGGCAAACGAAAAATACTGCGGCACATACGTGCACCGCCGTAGCTACGGAAAACAGCGCAGGAATCAGACGGCCGCATCCGGAACGCCCAACGCCATCCCGGCCATTATCACCCAGGAAACTTTTATGGAAGCGGCCCGGCGCAGGGAGTTGAACCGGGGCCGATCTGCCAGCTACGCAGCGAAAGCTGTATATTTGTTATCCGGAAAAGTCTGCTGTGGCGAATGTGGCCATAGTTATAACGGAAACAGCATGTCAAGCCGTGGCTACCGTTACGAGTTTTACCAATGCTGTGATCAGACGAACCACGGCAGCCGCACATGTAAAAACCCCCGCATTAAAAAGAGCTGGCTGGAGCGCCATGTGGTGGACGCTATCCTGAAGATGTTTACATTGGATCGTATTAACGCCGTTGTTGATAAAGCTCTGGCCAAATACCAGGCAACGGCCGCAGCTGCTCCGGATGAAACGGCCCAGCTGTATCGGCAGAAGGCCGGCGCGGAAAAACGCCTGGCCAATTTATACAAAATGGTGGAAAACGGAGCCGCCGATGAGTTTGACCTGGAACGGATGCGCGACATTAAGAATCAGATCCGCGCCATCAACGAAAAAATTGCCACGGTGGACAGCCAGCCAAAAATCTCTATAAACCGGGAGCAGATAAAACGGTACTGGTATAAATTAGTGGCCGAGTTAAAAATACAAAACCGGCCAGAATTAATCCGGCCGGTTCTGCAGAAAATTGTTAATAAAGTTATGGTTTATCCGGACCGTGTTGTCGTTAGCATCGGCAACGTGGCCGGAATCAGCGGACATAATGGCAACGGTTTGGCGCTGCCAGATAAAAACAACTCCGATATCCAATAAGGATACCGGAGTTTTTTATTTACTGTGTTTCTTTATTTATTGCAGCAGCTCTGTCCCGGCTGCCGGAAAGTTTCAACTTCCTGCTGTCGAACAGTCGCCACTTTCGGGGACGCTTCCATTATTTTTTCTCTGTCAGCCCTGCGTTCATACTGCCGCTGCGGAATCCGGCCAAATCAACGGTCACGTAATAAAATCCAAGTTCGTTGAGCCGTTTCAGTATTTTTGTCCGGGTACTGGTCTGAGTCATCAGGGTGATTTGGGAAGGTTCCACTTCTATTCGGGCCAGGGTTCCGTAACTGCGCACCCGGATGTGGGAAAATCCCAGTTTTTCAATGAACTCTTCCGCCTGTTCCACCCGGGCCAGTTTTTCCGGAGTAATGGGCTCACCGTACTGGATGCGGGAGGCAAGACAGGCATAAGAAGGTTTGGAAGCAGTAAACAAGCCCATCTCCCGGCTCAGCTTGCGAATTTCTTCTTTCGTAAGCCCGGCTTCCATCAGAGGGCTCCGCACCCCCAGCTCGGCCAGCGCTTTATGCCCCGGACGATAGTCGCTGGCGTCATCTGCATTGCTTCCATCAGCAATATTGGTAAAGCCTTCCATTTCCGCAAAAGTACGTATACTGGAAAAAATTTCTTTTTTACAATGGTAACAACGATCCGGACCGTTAGCCACGAATCCTGGAATACTCATCTGGTCCACGTCGATATATCTGTGTTTCACTCCCAGCCGCTGGGCAAAACGCTGGGCGTCGTCCTTTTCCCGTTCCGCATAGCTGATGGAGGTTACCGTTACCGCCAGCAGCTTCACATGGTACAGCCGGGCCGCAACCGCCAGCAGCAAAGCAGAATCCACACCGCCGCTGAA